ATGACCAAGCTTTCTGATCTTCCCCGCCGATCAGGTGGCCTCAAGGCGGTAGACGGCTCGCCAGCGGGCGAGGAGCTGGTGACGGAGATCTGCCCGGTCTGCGGCCAGGCGATCGACATGAGCGATATCGGGCAGCTGCTTTGGCACGCCACGGAAGACCATGAGCCGATCGAACTGGACTCATGACTTTCGCCCATGTCCTCTTGAAAGAGATAAACTCCAATGGCACTGAGTATGCAGGGCCGTTGGGGAAAACATCATGAGCCGTCTACTCGTAAGCATACTTGGTTTGATCAACGGCGTCGTCGCCATCATCCTGATCCTGGCCGGCCTCAGCCTAGGCACCACATTCCTGCCGACCAACCCCAACGCTATCGTCCTCGGCCTTGCAATGGGCGTCTGTGTGGCTGCGATCTTCTGTGGCGGTCTGGCGGCACTGCTGCTGATCGAGAAGCATCTGCGCGTCATGGCCGACGATTTGCGCGAACATCAGCGCGTTGAGGCTTGGAGGGTCAAGCAGGCCAAGATTGCAGCCGCCTGTTGTATAGAGATGAGCGACGTTGAAGCCCCCGGCGCTGAGCATCAAGGCATAAGGGCGGGTTCAGTAATCATCCGGTGCCGGGATTAGCTCAAGCTCGGCGGGCGCGATGCCTCTTTGCAGCTGGCCCAGCCGCAATTCATCGACCCAATAGGCCTCACCGTCGACCAACACCCGTGCCTCGTAGGACCCGCCTGAGAAGCGCTGCGCTGTGATGTAGACCTTATGGCGGTCGAGCGCTTTGCGGACTGCGGCTCGCTTTGAATTCTGCCTGGTGACGGAATTGGCCATGGAACGCGGAACTCTTGACTCAACACACGGCGATTCAATTCGCTCGCGCTCGACTGGTTCCCGCGCGTCGAAACGTGATGATCAACAGCCGTCCCGCGCCGAGCATCATGGTCTAAGTCACATGAGCGGTGGGTCAGTTTGAAATTCCGGGTCTAGGCTTGGGAACGAAGCATAAGGCGGGCAAATTTAGAAACGTAATGCCCGACTGCATAGAACCCGCATAAGAGGATCAGAGAAAAGTCAGGGTAGCCGAAGTGCGTCAATCGCAACAAATCAGCTAAGGCGCAAAGGCCGATCAGGGCCGCGATAGCGCGAAACGCGATCCCGAAAATTCGTAGGAAATGGAAGAAAACCCGAAACCAAATTTCTTCCGCCGTTGCCCGCATTTGGCGTCTCTAACCCAATCAAGCTGCACTGCGTTTTGCGTAAGGACCGCGTCTACGATCCGCCCGCGCTAAACTGACCCACTAACTACCACATGAGCGTCAGACTGGAAAAATTCGTGCCCCTGAGACACTTTGGTGTTGAGATATTGCGGCATGTCACATCTCGGGTCCGAAAGCCGCTACGGCGATCAGTGCTTTTGCCCCGCCTCGCACCCTGCCCACCCGGTAACGCCAGAAACGCAAAAAGAACCCCCACCGGCCGAAGCCGGTGGGGGAACTGGAAGTGGGTAGGCAGAAGCTTAGGCGGCGGGTGCGGCTGGCGCGGCGGCCGGCTCGGCGGCCGGCAGCTTGGCGGTGCTTGCCGTGATGTCGGCCGTGTTCTTGTCGATGGCGTCTGCGACGGCATTCAGCGCGTCTTCACTATCGCCAGCGGGCGCAGCACCGATACTGGCTACCGCAGCGTCGACAGCGACGGAGTTTGCAGCGACGGCGGCGGTCTGCGCCGCAACCGAGGCGTTCAGACGGTCCAAAGCAGTGGTCATTTCAAGGGTCCTTTCAAGGAAAAGATGCAAAAGCTCGTGGGAGTGAGCGAGCATTTGCTTCAATTCTCGGTTGGAGCTCATTTCGGTTCGCTCCGGCGATGGGGGTTACTCAGGGGGGAACGCTTACTGGCACAAATGTTGGAAACTTCAGGCGGCGCGCAGCACCTTCATGATGGCGTCCCACCAGTAGACGACGAAACCGACGGCCGCGCCGCCGATCGCCGTG